CTGAAAACCGTGCGCAAGACGAACGGCCAGCAGGCCATACGCCTGAACAACGGCGGCCTCATCCGCTTCACCACGCGCACCGACTCCCTGGCGCGAGGAAAGACCTACGACGTTCTGATCTACGACGAGGCGCAAGACCTCACGAACAGCCAGCAGGCGGCGTCGCTCCCCGCCATCTCCGCCGGCGCGAAGCACAACCCGCAGACCATCTACCTCGGGACGCCGCCGGCACCGGAGAACAAGGGGACGGTGTTCCGCGACCTCCACGACGCCGTTCACGACGGGCGCTCCGAGATGGCATGGGTCGAGTGGGCTGCATCGGAGATAGGGGACAAGACCGACCGCGCTAGGTGGTACGAGTGCAACCCCTCCCTTGGGACGCTCATCGACATCTCCGCCGTGGAGGGCGAGTGCCAGCAGATGCAGCCCGATGTGTTCGCCCGCGAGCGCCTCGGATGGTGGTCTCCGGTGGGCGGCGTGCAGAACGTGGCGCTGGACGGCTCCAAATGGCTGGAGTGCCAGCGCGACGCGGGAACCACGGAGGGCAAGCTCGCGTTCGGCGTGAAGTTCACGGCGGACGGCGGGACGGTGGCCATCTCATGGGCGCGCGCCGTGAAGGGCGGAAGCTCGTACGTGGAGCTTTACGACGTTCAGGGCGCGGGCGGCGGCACGGCGAACATCGCGGACATGCTCCTCAGGAACAAGGACGAGATCGCGGCCGTCTGCATCGACGGAAAGACCGGCGCGGCCGCCCTCGTGCAGCGGCTCCATGACGGCAGGTTCCCGAAGAAGGCCATCATCCCAAGCTCCGCCGCCGTGGTGCAGAGCGCGGCCACGATGCTCCGGGACGAGGTGAACGCCGGGACGCTCGGCCACATCGCATCGCCCGCCCTCGATGAGTCCGCCATGAAGTCGGTGCGCCGAGACATCGGCCACGACGGCTGGGGCTTCGGAGACGGCGCGAACAGCATCTCCGCGCCCATCGAATCGGCATCCCTCGCGCTCTACGCGGCGCGAACTACGAGGAGAGACCCGCAAAGAGTACAGGAGGCAAGTTTCTGATGAACATCGACATGAACCTCGCGGCCGGGGTCTCCTCCGCCGCCAACCTCGAACCCGAGGACAGGGAGACGGTATTCGAGCTGATGAACCTGTGGCGCAAGAAGCGCCCGCGCAACCTCCTCCGCGAGAAGTACTATCTCGGCCACGTGCGCGTGAAAGACCTCGGCATCGCCATGCCTAAGAGCCTTGCGAGGAAGATTGACCCGCGCATCGACTGGCCGAAGAAGGCCGTCCACGCCCTGGCTGACAGGAGCGTGTTCGACGGGTTCACCACCGACGACGATGCGACCACCGACGAGCTTAGGGAGATATGCGCGGCCAACTGCATGGAGGCGCTTTACCGCAAGAACCTCATCTGCGAGCTGAAGCACTGCTGCGGCTTCTGGACGGTATCCGAGGGCGATGGCGGTATGCCCGTGATTAGCGCGTACCCGGCTACCGCCGCCGTCGCGCTATGGGACGATTCGCTGAAGGCCATCCGCGCAGGCCTCGTGGTGGCCGAGTCCAAGGCCGTGGCGGGAAGCGCGGTGACGCGCAAGCCCACGCTCATCGAGGTCTACACCAAGGACGCCGTGATCGTTCTCCGCAGCATGGACGGAAACTGGGAGGCCGAGTACCGCGAGCACTCCATGGGTCGCCCGCTCATGGAGCCGATGCCCTACGGTGCCACCCTAGAGCGCCCGTTCGGCTCCTCGCGCATCACGCGCTCCGTTATGAGCATCACGGACGATGCGATCAGGCAGCGCGCACGCATGGAGGTGGCGGCGGAGTCCTCGACGCTCCCTCAGATGTGGCTCCTCGGAACCGACAAGCGCATCACGAACAAGGAGAACAAGTACGACGCTTCCATGGGGGCAATCAACGAGGTGACCAAGGACAGCGACGGGGACTCCCCGAGCATCTGGCAGTCCGCGCAGCTCCAGATGGCACCCCTCAGCGAGTACTTCCGCAACCTCGCGTGCCAGATGTCGAGCGTCACCAACGTGCCGGTCAGCTTCTTCGGCGTGAGCAACGACAACCCCAGCTCCTCCGATGCCATCGCCGCGTCCCTGGAGCCTTTGGTAATCGACGCCAAGAACCTCAACCGCGACAACGGCAACGCCCTCCGGAACGTCGCCTACATGGCTCTCGCCGTAAAGCACGGCACGGACTACGAGACGGAGCGCGACGCCGGCAGGAACGTCAACCCCCGATTCATGTCCCCGGCCTACCCGTCCGTGGTGAGCCAGAGCGACGCGGTTCTGAAGCAGGTTCAGGCCATCCCCAAGCTCGCGAACTCCGACGTGATGCTCGAAATGCTCGACTTCACGGACGAGCAGATGCAGCGCATCGAGAGCGACAACAAGAAGGCTCAGGCGAGCGCCGCCGTGATGTCGCTGCTGGCACCGAAGGAGGATGACGGTGGAGATACCGAGCAGCCTGCTTGATGAGCTGACGCGAGAGGTGAACGCCCTCTCCGAGGCGGCGCAGCGCCAGGCGAGCATCGCCATCGGGCAGGTGATAGCGGAGTGGGACGGCGAGGACGTTGCCGACCTCAGGACGGCCGCGTTCGCCGTCCTCGACGCCCTGCTCTCAACGTACACAGACCTATCGGCCGCGCGCGCCGCCGAGTTCTACGACGCATCGCGCGAGGCGCAGATGGTTCGCAGGAAGTACCGCGCCGTGGTTGACTCCCGCCGAGACCCTAAGGCAACGAGGGGCGCGATAAGGGCAATCGTGCAGTTCGCCGCAGACGGAGACGTTGAGCGATTCAGGCGCGAGGCGCTAGACCGCGTTGACACCGAGATGCGCCGCGCGGCAAACCAGTGCGTGGCCTACAACGCCGGGCGAGACCCGGCGAAGCCACTCTATGCCCGCGTTCCCGTTGGCGAGACGTGCGGGTTCTGCCTGATGCTGGCCAGCTTCGGGTTCCAGTACACGAGCGAATCTGCGGCGAGCCATTCACACCGCAAGTGCAACTGCCGCGTAGTCCCCAGCTTCGGGGACGCTATCGTTCGCGGCTACGACCCCGAGCGGATGTACGGAAGGTTCAACGAGTGCCTGTCCACCCTCGGCGGGCGCGACGGAATACGCGCCGAGTGGGACGCGCTCTCGAAGGAGTACCGGGACAGCTACATCGCAAAGCACGGGAACAAGGCGGGGGATGCGTTCGACGCCTACGTGAACAAGCGCGTCTCCGACGAGATAGAGACGCGAGACCCGGAGTGGTTCACGACCGGGAAGATTCCGGAGATCACGAAGGAGCGCGGAGCGAAGCCCCTTCCGAAGGAGCGCGACGTTTCCGAAGTACTGGCCGAGAGCGGGTTCGCTGTCGAGTTCATCAAAGAGGCCAACAAGAAGGGCGTGAAAACGGCCGACGCACGTCTGTGCGGGGTCGTGTGGGAGTTCAAGGTTCCCGAGGGATACAACGGCGAGCACACGGTGAGAACGCAGTTCTGGAAGGCTCGCGGCAAGGGAACGTCGAAGCTGCTCATCTCCTGTACCAAGAACCACGCACCGGCCGATGACGTTTGCAAATGGGTCGCCGAGACGTTCGAGAAGGGCGACTACGAGTACATCGATGAGGTTCTGGTAATGGGCGACGACGGAACGCTCACGAGGATGAAGCGCCCGAAATAAGAATGAGGAGCGCCCAGACACCCGTGACCTGAACCCGGGTAGGAATCGCTCCTCACCGCAATTATACCCAATACCTCGGAAATCTGCCAAATCTCACGCACCAAAGACAATCTCCCGCGAGATGCCGCACGGCATCGAAGAGACGTATTCGGCAAGCCGCACGGCGAGCCGGGCGCGCCGCACGGCGCGGGAAGGAGAAGCGACATGGCAGACGAGGTGAAGCCCCCGGAGGGCGCGGGCGACAACGAGCCGCACGGCGAGGAGAAGGAACCCGATTACAAGGCGCTCTACGAGGCGGAGAAGGCGCACTCCCGCAAGTGGGAGAAGCAGGCCAAGGCCAACCGTTCGGCAGCAGACGAGCTGGAGAAGGCTCGCGAGGCGGGCAAGACCGCCGAGGAGCAGATCGCAGACCTCACCAAGCGGCTGGACGAGAAGGAGAAGGCCGAGCAGCGCGCGAAGCTCGCGGCCGAGGTCGCCGAGAAGAAGGGCGTCCCGGTGGAGCTGATCGTGGGCGATGACAAGGAGTCCATGGAGGCGTTCGCCGACAAGATGCTCACCCATTTCAAGAAGAAGCCCGCCGCGAAGGTCGATAAGCCAGGGCAGTTCGACCACGGCGAGGGCAAGGACGATTCGGGGCTGCGCGGCTTCACCCGCCAGCTCCTCGGAAAGGAATAGGAGGCCGAAATGGCTAACGACACCACCAAGGTGACGCTCCCCCGCGAGGCCGTCACCACCGTCATCAACAAGGTCAAGGACACCTCGACCATCGCCGCGCTCTCCCCGAGCGAGCCGCAGAAGTTCGATGACAAGACCTATCTCGTGTTCAACCCCACCTCCGAGGCGGAGGTCGTTGCCGAGGGAGCCAAGAAGGGTTCCTACGACATCAGCACCACGCCCATCGTGGCCAAGCGCGCCAAGATCGTGACCACCACCCGCGTGAGCGACGAGCTGCGCTGGGCTGACGAGGACAACCAGCTGGAGATCGTGACCAACATCATCGCCGACCAGGGCGCCGCGCTCGGCCGAGCGCTCGATTACATCGTCTATCACGCCGTGAACCCCAAGACGGGCGGCGCTCTCTCCGGCTACACCGCCCTCACCGCCGGTGCCAACATCGTGACCGCCACCGATGACCTCGTGGCCGACATCGACTCCCTCACGGACGCCCTCATCGACTACGACATCAACGGCTTCGCGCTCTCCCGCAAGCTCGCCAGCGACCTCCGCAAGCTGCGCGTCCCCGCAACCGGCATGCGCCTCTACCCGGAGATTCCGCTGTCCCTGAACGTCGGCAACTTCGACGGCATCCCCGCCGCCGCCTCCGGCACCGTGAACGGCCGCCTCGCCACCACCCCCACCAAGGTGCTCGGCATCATGGGCGACTTCTCGTGCATCAAGTGGGGCATGGTGCGCGACATCACCTCCGAGATCATCGAGTACGGCGACCCGGACAACACCGGCAACGACCTGAAGGGCTACAACCAGGTGGCCTACCGCACCGAGGCCGTTCTGGCCTACGCGGTTCTGGACGAGGACGCCTTCTCCGTGCTGAAGAGCGCCGCGTAAGGGGGCGTGAGCGATGGCAAAGATCGTGCAGAAGGTCATCGTCCACGAGGACGCGGACGCCTCTCCGCTCCTCCCCATGGACGTTGCCCTGTTCAACGAGGACGGAACGCCGTTCACCGGCGGCGGCTCCGCCCCGAGCGACGCCACGACCAGCAAGGCGGGCATCGTGAAGAAGGCGAGCAACACCGCAGCAGTCTCCTCGGCCGACGCCACCCAGGCGGCCGGCGACGCGCCCACCAAGGCGGAGTTCGATGCCGTGGTGGCGCTCCTCAACGAGTGCAAGGCGCAGCTCAACGACCACCTGTCCAAGGTCAAGTCCGCCGGGCAGATGGCTTAGGGGGCGCGCCATGGAGACGGTGTTCGCTACGGTCGAGGACTACAAGAAGCGCTACGGGGAGCCGGGCGACGAGGAGCGGTGCAAGGTGCTGCTCTCCGACGCCACCGACCAGATGCTCTCCGCCTTCGAGGAGGTGTACGGCACCTATCAGAAGGGTGTCTGCGCCGCCTTCGACCGCAACGCCACCGCCGTCTGCTGCCTGCTCGTGAACCGGGTTCTCAGCGCCCCCGCCGCCATGGCGGGGGCTACCCAGTACAGCCAGGGGGCGGGCGGCTACACGGCCTCCGTCACCTACGGCTCCGCGCTCGGCGAGATGTACCTGGGCAAGACCGACCTGAAGAGGCTCGGCCTGAACGCCCAGGTTCTCCGCGTCCTCCATCCCCTGGAGCGGGGTGAGGTCGAATGAACCTCATCCAGGGCGAGACGGTCACCGTCATCCGGCGCGAGTTCGAGCGCGACGAGCTTGGGGAGCCTTCCTCCGAGAGGGTGACGAGAGAGACCGTCGGGAACGTCGTGGTAGCGCCCGGCTCCACCTCAGACCTCGACGCGTCGCGCCCCGAGGGCGTGACCGTCTCGTTCACGCTCTGCTTCCCGAAGTCCTACGGGGGAGACCTTCGCGGATGCTCCGTCGAGGTTCGCGGAACCGAGTACTCGGTCGTGGGCGACCCGCAGAGGTACACGTCGGAGAACACCCCTGGCGATTGGAACCTCACGGCGGAGGTGACCCGAACCGATGGCTAGGTGCAGGTGCAAGGTGCGCTTCGGGAGCTTCCGGTGGAGCCGCAAGGACTACGCGGCGGTGATGGACTCGCCCGAGGTGCAGGCGCTCGTACGGAAGCCCGCCCAGGCAATCGCCAACAGGCTCACGTCTGGCTACGAGCGCCCGGCTGGCGAGATCGGGACGCCCTACGTGGTCAAGCCGGTCAAGGGAAGGCTCGCGCGCGGCTACATCGTCGGAACCGGAACGCACGGGGCGATGCTCCGCGAGCTGAAGGAGAACGCGATGAAGAAGGAAATCGACGGGGGTGGTTCCTGATGGACATCGAGCGCGTTGCCGCTCAGCGCCTCATGGACGCGACGGGCATCAAGGCCGTTCTGGAGGTTCCCAAGCGCCGCCCGAGCGAGTTCATCTCCGTCGAGATGACCGGAGGCTCAGGAGACCGGTT